CTTGGAGAAAAGGATTAACTGATATAACAATTAATAAAATTAGTTTCTTTCTTAAAATATCAGTTTCTTTAGGTACTGTTTATCTTGTCATTAGTAAGTTAGGAGAACTTTATGAATACTATACTAGTGTTGAAAAATTAACTCATACATCTTTGGGAGAAAAACCTAGTGAATTAGATATACAAGAAAATGATAAGATTGCTGTTGCAAAAAGTGATTATGTAGGTCCACTAAATGGTATGGTTAATTCCTGGAACGCTACCATTCACCAGAATGTAACTACTCCGTCTCCTGGCACTATCCCAAAATTTACATTGAATAATATCATTGATTGTTCAATAGGAAATACCAGATTTAAGGGTGTCTTTGCTGAAGGAAAGATTTTTACTAATTATCATCCATTTGTTGACGTAAAAGAAGGAGAAAAGATGTACTTGAGATTTCCACATACAGGAGTAACTTATATGACCATATCATATGATCCCAAGATATTTACAAAATATCTGAGTGATGTTGTATCTTTTACCTATATATGCCAAAGAAGATCTATGCGCATTATATACGATTACATATTTATGCCTGGTGATGTGTACAGCATAAATGGAGAAGATAATATTACAGGACAAGTTATAAGCCATACATGTTCAATTAAAGATTCTGATAAATATGGAAAATTAGATGAAGCACTCTATGTAAAAACCACTTATAAATCACAATTGGGATATAGTGGAACTCCTGTATATTTGACACAGCGGGGTGGATCAAAAATTGACTACAGGATTATAGGTTTGTTGTTTTCTATGGTCTCTGATGATAGCACTGGAGTATTTACACCCATTAAGTATGTGGGGCCTCAGTTGATTAATACAGCTATTACATTCAATCATGATGCAGACTCAATTAAGGATTTATTTAAGAAAGATTTCAATATTGATTTAAAAGACACAGTACATCATAAAAGCATAACTACCCATTTACCATATGTTGATGGTTATGTAGGTTCTGCTCCTAATGTTCCCATTGATAGGAAAAGTGAATTTGTTAAAACTGATCTCTATGATAAGGCTCTTAAAATGTTTCCAGAAATTGAAAAATATACTATACCTATATTATATCCACGTGTAGAAAATGGGTGCTATATTAACAGTACTTTAGCTGCAATGAGACAAACGTTATCTAAAGGGAAAATAAAGCATAATGATCCGTTTATGAAGGCTAGCACTTTTCTTTTTGACCATTTAGACAAATATATGGATTACTCTGACATGAAGATGCTATCTGTTAAGCAAGTTATAGCTGGAACAAAATTATCTCAACCTATGAATAGAAAGACTGCTGCTGGGTTTCCATATTCAGGTAAAACCAAAGATGATTTCGTAGTAGGATCTTATGAAGATCCTATGTTTGTAGCTGCAATGTCTCAACGAATACAGATTTTATTGGAAAGAATGGATCAAGGTATTCCTCCATTAAATATTGCTGTTGGATCACTGAAAGATGAGATCATTACTAATTCGAAGAATGCAGAAGGCGGTGCTCGCGTTTTCTTTTCTGGAAATATGGAGTTTTTGATATTGTGCAAAATGTACCTGGCTCCGATCATGGAACAATTCCTTTCCATGAGAGATAAATTGTTTGCACAAGTTGGTATGAATGCTATAGGTCCAGAATTACATGAAAGATTGATGCGTATGTGTAAAGGAGATACTAAAAGTAAAGGATGGTTAGATTCAGACTTTTCAAAATATGATAAGGTGCTATTGGTATTGAGATATGCTATTTTGATCTTGAAGTGGATAATATCTAAGAGTGAGTTCTTTATTGCTAATCCTATAGAGCATCAAAGAGCACAAATGGTTTTAGATGCTCTTTC